AGGGTGTGGGTGTGTCCATGGATCAAGGCACCGCCACGGTCGGCGTAGTGCTTGCCCTGCTCGGCGGTGGCGTTGAGGCCGTGGGCATAGCCATGGATGAAGGCGACCTGCCCGAGGCGGTAGACGCCCTTCTCGGCGTGGTAGGGGAGGATGGTCTTGGCTCCGCAGCTCTTCGCGGCGGTGCGGATGCGGGCTTCGAGGTCAGCGCAGTAGTCGCGTACCAGGGCAGAGCCTGAGGTATGCTGGAGGGCTTGGGCACGGTGCTCGTGGTTGCCCATCAGGTAGACCGTGGGCTTTGTGCGCTCAAGGAAGGCTTCACCTGCCTCGATGTCGGAGATGAGAGACTCGGCGCCTTCGGCATCCTGCCCGGCTCCACGGCGCAGGGATCGGAAATCAAAGCAGTCGCCGAGGTGGACGCGGACGGTCGGCTTGTAGTCTTTGATGAACTCGCAGAGAGCTTCGACGGCGTTCTCGTCGGCCATGTCGCCGTGGTTGTCGCCGAAAGCGACGAAGCGGGTCGGGGTGCTCATTTTGTGGGTGGGTTGGGAAGGGGCATCCAGTGGGTAGGATTATGCTGACACTCAGCTTCGTTAAAAAACTGCCCTCCGGCTGTCTCGAACCAACGCGCAACGTATTGCTCGCCGTCTTCATACAACAAGACGCACGTGCCATCCTTGGGAGCCGTCTCAATGGGTTGCCAGTCGCTCATCGGACGTTGATATAAGGGATGGGCTTGCCGGCGTCGAAGGCCGCGAGCATCTCGTCACGGCGCTTGCGGGCCGTCTCGAGGTCGGTGGCGATGTTCTCGACGATGTCCGTGCCACGGCGGCGCAGGCGGAACCAGTAGCAGTCCCCTAGCTTCTGCAGATGATGGTTCGGGTTCTCGGCCTTGATGTACGCGGGCTTGTCGTTGCGCCCGGTGCGGGTGTACTTCGGGCACGCCAGCAGGAAGGCCAAGCGTTCTGGCGTGATGCCGACCTTCTGAGCCCAGAGGAGCGTCTCGGCGTTCATAGTCTCCAAGCCCTCGCGAGGTTGCGGCCTTCGGTCATGATCTGATTGCGTGCGTTCGGCTTGAAGATGTACTCCTGGTCGAACAGGTGCGACGCACGTATCTCGGCGATGCTGTCGAGTTCCTCGTCGTTGGCCGGACCGACCCCAGCGGTGGCCACGTAGATGGTGCGGACCTTCCAGCCCTTCTCCCAGAGGATGTCCTGGCAGACGCGCAGCTCGTTGATGTAGCGCCAGTCGGAGCAGACGACCGTCTCAGGGGAGGGTTGGTCGTGGTGCTTCATGACCGGGCACCAGTTGGCGAAGTGGCGGGCGAAGACGTCCTGATCCATGCGCCGAGCGAACTTGCCCGCGTGGACGAGGAAGTCGCGATTATCGACCTTGAAGTCCTCCTTGAAGAAGTCCCCATCGAGGCCAAGGTAGTCCATGTAGTGGTTTGCGGCCTCCTTGAGGGCGTCGGCGAAGTTGATGTGTTCGGCGGGTCGCTGGGACCATTCTAGGATGCCGGAAGCGAGGGTGTCCTTCCCGGCCCTTGCGTAACCGCTTACGAGGACAAGGGTGGGAGGAGCCATCGGCGTGGGTGCGTCGCTCATCGGGCGTTAGAAGGGGACGCCTTCAGGGGGCGGGTTGTCCTGCACGGTAGGCTTTTGGGAGCCCTTGCTGTATGACATCTTGTACTTGTACTGGGGCTTGCCCTGCCACTCGCTGTTGGGCTCGGCTTCGACGCCGACGAGGATGGTCTGACCGCAGGCGGGCTCCAGGTACTGGAGGAACTCGGCGGGGGTCGCGTCCAAGCGGATCTCGTTGGTGTACTTGCCGGAGAACTTGCCGACGAGCATGGCGAGGGCCTTGCCGTACTTGCTGGAGAAGTTCTTGGACAGGCAGAAGCCCTTGTCGTCGACGAAGAACAAGCGGCAGGACGTGGTGCCGTCCTCCCACTGTTTGACCTTCTCGAACTTGGGCTTGATGAGTTTCAGCTTGTAGGTGCCGTTCGTGCTGATGGACGTGAGCGGGGGGCGGTCGTTTTCGGTGGTCATGGTATTAGGCGAAGTTGATGTTGGTCGCGGCGGTCGGCTTGGCGGCGATGTCGATGGTGGTGATCTCGGTCTGGTAGCCGGGCCAGTTGCCCGAGGCGGTGCAGTCCTTGTAGAGGGTGAGCGCACGCTCGAAGTCGAAGGCGGCGCCGGTCATCAGTTCCGGCCCCAGCTCGTAGACCGCGTGAGCGTAGGGCGGCTCCTTCTCGACGGCGATGAAACGGAAGCCAAGGACGCGGCACTTGTAGGCGGACTCGACGGCGTGCCGGTAGAAGTAAGCCTGGAGGGCGTACTTGTATTTACGGACGGACTGAAGGAAGCCGTGCGGGCTGGCATCCTCGCAGGTCTTCAGATCGTAGATGTAGCCGTCGTCGGAGATGCCGTCGATGGCGCACTTGACCAGGGTATCGCCGAGGAAGGCGGTGAACATCACTTCGGTCTTCGAGAGGACGATGCCGTTGTTCTTCATGCAGGCCGCGGCGGAGTTGGCAACGGCGTCGACCAAGGCACCCTCTTCGGCGGTCAGGATGGCCTTGCCTTCGTTGGCGGTGACGAACTCGGCCCACTCGGCCTTGCCTTCCTTCGTGCGCTTGTCCACTTCGGGGGCGATGGCGTGGGTGGCGTTGTATGCGTCCAGCCCTTCGAGGGCCAGCTTGTGGACCGCCGTGCCTACGCGCAGGGCCTTGGACTCTTCGCGGGTGCGGGCGAGGTACGCCTGGTAATGGGCGGGGGACTTGAGCAGTTCCTTGGCGCCGGATTGGTTGAGCGCTTGGATGCCGTCATAGATGACGCGTTCGGTGATGAGGTCGGGCATGGGTATGTTATTGGGTGTTGGTGGGAAATCAGAGAAGGGCCATGATGGCGTCGGCCTGATCTGGGCGACGGCGCTCAATGGCGGTCAGGCACATGACTGAGCCCACGGTGAAGCGGGAGCAGGCGACTGGGCGGCTGGCGTAAGTCTTGCATTTGCCGGAGCCGGAGAGGTGCGGGCATCGGGCAGGGACTTCGGCGAAGGTACTGCCAGCGATATGGAAGACCTCTCCGCGGGCGGCATAGAACTCCGTCGAGGTCGGGCTAGGGCTGATGGGCAGGAGAATGCTCTCACAGCACGCACCCTTGCAAAGTTCACAGGCTGTCATCTTCGGGGCTGGCTTCTTCGACAGAGGCCGAGATGCGGCGGACGTCTTCAAGGGCGGCCTCGGCGGCGTTCTCCATGGCCTCGAGCGTATTCCGCAGGACGCGCAGCTGGACGACGAGGACGTGGACGCGGTCGTGGAGGGGCTTGACCTGGGCGGACTCGTCAGCGGTATCAATCTGATCGGCGAAGACCTGAAGTTCGGTGATGGCCGAGCGGTTCAGGTCAGAGAGCGTGATGAGGTCGGCGTCGTGCTGTTCGTATCGCCCGGCGATATGCTGGACGGTGGCCAGCGAGCCCGTGATGTTTTCCACGAGGCGCTTGATTGAGTCGCGGTTGGTCATGAGCGGGTGGGCGTGAAGGTAAGTTCCTTTATCTCCCCGTTAGGGGCAAGCGTAAAGAAACGGACGGCGGAGCGGGACAGGGACGGGTAGGTCTTGCGCTTCCAGGCGTTGAGGTCGGTCAGGAAGTCGGCGTGCTTGCGGGCGGTCAGCTCGACGTACGGGTAGCCGTCCAGGAACAGCAGCAGGGCGTACTGTTTCGGCACGGTGGCGGCGATCCGTTCGATGCCCTTGGGAACGTCAGCCATCAGAGTTGCCCGGTCTTGGCGCGGTTCCACTTGGCGATGGTGGCGATGCAGACGGCCTTGGAGATGGCGTCGAACTGGCAGAGCTCAGAGTTGATCACGTCGTCGAGGACGCGGGCGAGTTCGTTGCCGGCGTAGCGCATGGCTTGGATGGTCTCGGTCTGATTGGCGCAACGCTCTTCAGCGTCCTTGCAGGCTTTGGTCCAGAACTCGGTGTGGTCGGCTTCCTGGAGCTTCTTGATTTCAGCGTCCTTTGCCGAAAGCAGGTTCTGGTTATGGAGGTGACGCATGGCGGCGTTCACCGGGTCGAATGGGTCGAAATTGTCGCTCATTTGGTCAGGGG